ATCGGGGTGATGGACGAGCCGGACGACGCTATGGTGCGCGACGCGCTGGAAGCCGTGCGGAGGGCCGTGGAATGATCGCAAATCTCAAACACGCAGCCCGTAATCGTGAGTCTGTAGAACTTGGCGGAGGCACGTTCAGCCCGGATAAAATCCGCGCCCATTCCGACGCCTACGAGGCCATGCTTAAAGCCTTAGCGCAAGCCCTGCCGATTATCGACGCTTATCGACGCATATCGGGCGGTGACGGAGACATTTCAGCATTGAATGTGCGGGCCGCCATTGCGAAAGCGGAGGCCGCCAAGTGAACCGCTACACTGTCAACCCGTGGGGGTTTGAGATGACAGTCCATGCGGACGTTTACCCGGGCGAGATGATCGAGCCCGACTACCCTGGCGCGCCGCCGATGGCGGACATCTTCCACGTTTACGTCGGGGGCATTGATATCGCGGAAATGCTCACTAACGCCCAGTTTGCACGCCTTGAGGACCATATCCTGCGCGCGGAGGATTACGTGTGATTTATGCCCTCTTGGCCCTCGCGCTTCGGGTTATACTTGGGCGGCGCAGTTGACCTTTTCGGACCCTTCGGGGTCCGTTTTCTTTTGACGAAGTCCCGCAGGGGCAGGCCCGGGCGATAGCCCAGGGCCCAAAGCTCGCGATAGATTTCGATCATTTCGCGCACGCCTTGTCGCATGCTGCCCGAGCCCGCGATCCGCAGGACCTCGCCCGATCCGTCGTCAATACCGAGGGTCATCCACTTAGTCATGCGACTACCCTGCGCAGGTCTGAATCGGACGCCTCGCGCAGTTCCGGCGCGCAAAACACCTGCTTCTTGTTCATGTGCTCCCGGGACTTAATCCGGCCTCGGTCGATCCATCCGGCCTCTTTAAGCGCATGGAATAGGGCGGGTGGGGGAACCTTCACGCCAGGGGGCATATGGGCCTGCAGCCGGTCGCAAAGCGCATGAAAAGGGGCACCGATAACACCGGAGGCGAAGTCACCCTGGCGGCGCTGGATCATGTCAACAATAATCGCCTCGGCGGTGCTCATGCCATGTTCGACCATGATGGCCTTGGCCTCGGTCATGGGTGGGGCTGCGTTCGGGTTCCACGCGGACACGTCGCGGGTGTGCAAGTAAGCCGCCACGGCCTCGAACCCGCCTCGATGTTCGTACCAGTTCCACAGCGCCACGGCCTCGGCCTCGGGTAGGACGTCGGCCTCGGCCCATAGGCAAAACCACCGGCGGTCCTGCGTTGGGATGGAGATGGCTGCGCGCTCGTTGGAGAATGCCACCACGAAGACCCGGTTTAGGGCCATGTAGGGGTGCAGGCCCTTGCGGTTGACGGGGAGCAGTTCAGGGGGCGCGGCGATGATGGGTTTAAGTTGGTTTTCCAGGGCGCGGCGGTCCTTGGCTTCAGTTTGGCGAAGCTCTTGAATCTCCATTACTTCGCACTCGAGGGAGTAACCCCATTGGCCCATCAGGTCTTCATTCTTGACGACCGCGCAGTTGGTCTTGGTCTTGCCGCCGATAGCCCAGAAAAACGGGGCGAATAACGTGTCTTTTCCGGACCCGTGATTGCCGCCCATTAGGATGGCGTGATTGATCTTATGGCCGGGGAACTGGACCTTATGGGCCAGGGCGTTTAGTAGGTGATTGCGCTCGAAGTCGATGGGGACCATGCGCTCGACATGGCGCAGCCAGACGCTGACATCGCCCGCCTTGGGTTGCGGTCGGGCGTTGCGCCAGCGGTTGCCGTATAGATGGCCGTCGCGGGTAACGAGCACGTCCTGACCGGCGGCGTAGGTGATACCCACCAGCACCTTCGCGCCTTTGGCCTGACGCTGCTCGTCAAAACTAATCGAGGGTTCGATCTTGCGGGCGTTGTGAATCGACTTGCAGCCAATGTGCCTGAATAGGGCGTTGAAAGTGCTTCTGCTTAGTTCGCGGCGGTCCTGAAGATCGAAATACGCTTCGTCGTCCTGGACGTAGGCGAAACGGTCCCACCATTCGGATTTCTCCAGGCGGGCTAATTCTTTGCGCTCGGTTTCGGCTTCGATCGCTGCGGCCTCGTCGGGGTACTCTGGCGTCGGGGCCAGTTTAGCCAGGGCCGAGTCCATCGCCGAGACGAGTAACTCATCGCGCAGGCCAGGGGTGTGCTTGGGACCGCCGTTGTCGGCCACCCATTGCAGGAACACGCTCGAACCGATCTCGGTGCAATGACCGTGGTAACAGCAATAGGCGCGATTGAGGGGCATATAGCGCCCTTCGACGTTGCCGTCGGTATGGTTGGCGCTGTTAGGACACACGACGCCCGCCCAGCCTTCGTGATTCGGCGGGGACAGCAGCACGCCCTGCGCGGACAACCACGCAAGCACGTCGTCCTGGCCGGTGTCGTCCATGCGGATCGGGCGCAGCACATCAGTCTGCTCAGAGAAGGGCGTCACGCCCAGGGCGGCGCAAATCTCGTCCAGCGTGTATTCGATCTTCGGATCGAACTCGGTCAGTACGGCCTCGAAGCCGTTCATGCCCGGTTTGTTGTTCACGGAACCCGGTAGACGGAAATTTCGCACGGCGTTACTCGCGCCTGGGTCGGTGTAGCCTGCCTCGGCGATGGCCAGCATTGCGCCCACGAACGCGCCTTTGGATGGCTGCTCGGAAAAGGCGTAACCCCATTGGAAGTTACCCGGCGAGGTTTCGATCTTCCACGTCGGCGCCAGCGGCGGCGTCTTGGCCTTGGTTCCAATGTCGTCGAGCATCATCACGAGGATGTACTCACAATTGGCCTTCGAGGCGCTAGGCACGCCATCCTTGAATCGGTCAACGATGAAGCTGGCGGTGTTGCCAAACCATGCGCCCTTACCCTTGGGTTTGAGATAGGCAGGCCACGTCGCCTTGGGTTTGCCGTCGGCGTAGGTGCCGCCGGTAAGTTTTTGCTGCACGAACAGCGCGGTTTCCCCGGGAGGGGCCAAGCTGATGAGGAAGTCAGTGAAATTCATTTGCCGTATCGCTCCATTGTTTTCACGCCCGCATTCAGGGGCAGATCGCTCGCCCATGCAGGCGGCGTACACATCACACGTTTTAAATTTTCAGCGGCGTTGGGATCGTCTGTTTCGAGCACTATCTCGTCGTGGACATGGAGCACCACATCATCGAGTTGGCGTAGCGCGTAACGCAACAGATCGTTAGCGGTGGCCTGGGTGATATTTTCACACGCCAGACCTTTCCATAGACGCGCGCGCGGCCACTCTTTTGCATCGGCAGCGGGCTTCCACGCGCTTTTCGCATAGGTCACACCCTCGGCCTCCAAGCGCGCGAATGGGTAGCAAAGTATGCGCCCCGACGGCAATGCATACCAAAGGTGTTGGCCGTCAAACATATACGTTACCTTCCCGGCCTTGAACTCATGGCCTCGGTTTCGCATCGCACGGGTGTAGGCTTCTTCTAGGTCTTGCCAGTAGGCCACGGCCCAGGAGTTAGCCCTGCGCCATGCATCGACAATGCGGCGCGCGTCAGATTCGGGTAAGGTTATGCCGTAGTTGCGGCCCATTGCGGCAAAGGCACCCACGCCACCAGCAAAGCCCAGCGAGAGGATGGCCACCTTGCCGATCTGGCGCTCATCGGACTCGGGGCCGATCGTATCTTCGGGGATACGATAGATGCCCGCAGCCTCGCGGATGTAGATGTCGCGCCCTGTCCGAAACACATCGAGCACGCTCTGCGCCTGGGGTTGTGCGCTGGCCCACGGGGTGACGCGCGCTTCGACCGCCGACCAGTCGGCCACGACGAACTTCTTGCCCTTGGTGGGGATCAGTGAGGGCCGGAGCATTCCCCGTAGGACATCAGTAACGCGCTTTCCAAATTTTGGTACAACTGCATGGCCTCGGACCATCGCAGTTCTAACTGCTTCGGGTTCCTTGGCGCATTTGCGAGTGAAATTGTGAACCTGGGCTCCATAGGAGCTAGCTCTTCCGGTGGCACTTCCTCCGGCAAATACGAAGGCGCCGCGTACGCGTCCATCCTCTGCATCAGCAAGTTGTGCAAGGCGACTGAACTTCGCAACCGAAGACGCCCAGAGGTCGTCCGCGCATTGAATGACTTCGGCCACGTCGGGCGGGACTTCATCGGCATCCTCCATCGCGAGCAAGTTGGCCCGCACGCTTTTATCGATTGAATACTTGTCGTCTTTGACCATCAGCTTTTTGGCTTGCTCACCGACGCGCGCTAGCACCCATTCGCGCATCTTAGGCGAGCGCACGCTGGTGATCTCGCCCTTGGTGACTTCGGCAACGATGCGCTGCACTTCTTCGACTTCTTCCAAAGCGTATGCCATCGCCGCCTTGCACAATTTAAGGTCCACCAGCACGCCCCGGTCGTTGATGCGCTCGTTGGCATGGTAATCGCAGAGTTCTTCGGCTGACAAGTCGCGCAGCCCCTGGCTGACGGCACGCATGGCGCGCACGTCCTGCTCGCAGTACTCAATCAGTTCAGGCAGTAGCTCGGTGTTGTAGGGTGGGATGCAGCACTGGCGAACCAGATGCGCGCCACGGTGGTCCTTCTTCATCGATGCGCCAGCAAAACGCCCGACATCTTCCAGGCCACCCGGCGCGCAGTTGGCGCGCGCTTGTGTTGCAGTGCAATAGAACTGCTCCAGTTTGAAGTCAATCTGAAGCACATACCAAAAAATGAGCCGCTCGAAGGTGGCGTTGTGCGCCCTGATCTGGCCGGTGTGATTGCGTACAGCTTCAGGAAATGGGCCGTCAACCCACGTCTGCACTTCACCATCGTCAAAGGCGTAGGACATGCACAGCACATCAGTGCTCGCGTCCTGCGCGTAGTTGTAAACGCCTGCGACTTTTAGATCGCAGGCGCTACGGGTTTCAAAATCAACCCAAAGTGTCATCGCTTATGCAGCGCGACGACGACGGGTCGGTGCTTCCTCTTCGACAGCCGTAGGCTCAGCGTCCATGCTGATCCATTCTTTCACCTCGAAGACCGGGGTGTAGATACGACCGTAGCTCTTGTGCTGGTAGTGTTCCTTCTTCAAGGTAACAATCGCCACCGGCTTGTCCTGCTCCTTCTCGACCTGATCGGCCAGAGCAACGGCCAGCGCCTGCACGGCGCGCTTGCCGCCGACAGAAGTGGTCGTAAAGCGCGCTTCGGTGCCTTTGTCGCCACCAGAGATGCACTTGACAGACAAACCGACTTGCACCTCCCAACCCTTCTTGGCGTTGGGCGGGGCTACATCAAGCTCGGGCAACGGCTGGCTTACGCTTACCATCTTCTCGCCAAGCACCTCACCGTCGCCCCAGGCAATGTAGCCGTGGACGAACGAGAAGGGATTGACGGCCCAAATCGAGCCCTCTTCGACTTCGGTTTGATCCGCGCCGAACACCCAGTGGCCGGTCTTGTCCATCTTGAGGATGGCAACACCAGCACCGACGTTACCAACGTCCGTGTTAATTGCACGAAGCGCGGTAGACAGCGTTGCGACTGCGGGAAGGTTAGCACCAGCGAAAGTAGTCAGACTAGACATTATTGAACTCCAAGTTTAAGAAAGGCACTCTTTAAATGAGTACCAAGTTGAAGCACCTCGGTCCTCGGATCGCTCCGTGGCACGAGTGTGCTACCCGAACTGATGGACACGGTCACCTCCGGCGGTAGGGCGAGCTTCTTCTTTTTGAGAATTTTCTCGGCCTGCGCTGGGGAAATCATTTCCATCAGTTCAGATTCGGTAAGGCCCGTGGCCAGCAGCGCTTCCTTCGCGCCTTTGACCCATGACCGTGTGGCGCGCTTGGGCACCAGCTTGTGATCGGGCAGTTTGATGCCCTTCTCAACCATCTGGAAGGCCAAAGCGCGCAGGTCTTTGATCCAATCTTCCAGGATGTCGGCTTGCGTGAGCATGGTGTTGACCTGCTCGACGTTCAGTTCTTTAATCTTCAGTTGCGTTGCGCGCTCGACAGCGCCGTTCATCTGCGGGCAGATCGGCTTGCCCGCGCACCAACGGCAGTGATCGCCGGTCTTGATCTCGGCGTCAGGCGTCTGCGCTAGTTTGACGGCGCGCACCAGATCGCGCTCGAACTGGGCGATGCGCTCCTTGGTCGTCACCCAGCGGCGCATCACTGGCGGCTGAATGATGATGCACTCGATCTCCGTTGCGCCCTCGAAGGCCCACTTGGCTTCTTCAGTACGCATGGACGCGGCGGCGTAGAACATGAGTTGCTCATTCTCTTCAGCCGGGACCACTACACCGTCGCCGAACTTCCAGTCCAGAACGATGGCGCGGTTGCCAAGGCGCCCCACCAGATCGGTCGAGCCGAACACGCCTGGGAGCAGATCGCCAAAGCCAACGCGCGTCTCGACTTCGTAGATCAATTCTTTCTTGGGGTCGATCTCGTCGAGCAGTTCCAGCGCCACGACGATCTTCTCGTCGAAGAGTTCTTGCGTAAGCTCTGCGCTCAATATATCCACAGTGGGCGCGCCTAGCAGAACCTGGCTGATGGCGTCGTGCAGCATGGTGCCCTCTTGGGCGTATTTGCTGGTGGGCTGCGGCGGCATCTTTTGCACCAGGGCCACGCTGCCGGGGCAGTTGATGACGCGCTTGGCGGTCGAGCCACCGACGATCTTCGAGTGTTGCACTGTACTGTCCTTTCGTTTATCGAAGCCCGACTATAGCACAGAAAAAAAATCTTGTGCAAAAGTTTTTTAGTGTGATACAGTGCGACCCATGAAAGAAGCAGAAATCGAAAAACACTTCGACTGGACGGTACAGCGCATGGGCGGCAAAACCTACAAGTTCACCTCACCCAACCAGCGCGGGGTCGCAGATCGTATCGCATGTATGCCCGACGGCACAACGTGGTTCGTAGAACTCAAGACCAAGGGTGGGCGTTTGTCCGAATTGCAAAAGATCTTCCAATCTGATATGGCGCGGCTTGGCCAGCGCTACGCCTGCCTTTGGACCAAAGATCAAGTTGACGGGTGGGCGCGTGAAGCTGCGTGATTATCAAGAGACCGCCGCCGACTTCCTGTACGAACACGACAGGGCGATGATCTTGGCACCTGTGGGCGCGGGTAAGACGGCGATCACGCTCACGGCCATGAAGGCGATGTTGGCCGATGGCCACGTCAAGCGCTGGCTTGTGCTGGCCCCCAAGCGCGTCTGCACCGACGTGTGGCCCGTGGAGCAACCGAAGTGGGCGCCGGGTCTGCAACTGGCCGTGGCCGTGGGGACGCCAGCCGAGCGGCGGGTTGCGCTCAAAGCCCAGGTCGTTGTGATCAACTACGACAACATTCAATGGCTGGCCGAGCAGGACTTGTCTTTTGACGGCGTGGTGTTTGACGAACTCACGCGGCTGAAGAACCCCTCGGGCACCCGGTTTAAGGCGCTAGCCAAAATACTTGACTGCAAGACGCGCTGGGGCTTGACCGGCTCGTTCACCAGCAACGGCCTTGAGGACGTGTTCGGCCAGTGCAAGATCGTTGATCAGTCGCTGCTTGGCCGTAGCAAGGGCGCGTTCCAGCAACAGTATTTCATCCTGATCAACAAAGAGTACGGCGATTGGGCACCGCGCCCTGGCTCGCTGGCGCGCGTCATGGAGAAGATCAAGCCCGCCACCTTTGTGCTGGAGCCCGGTGAGTACAAGGACAAGTTGCCGACGCTGCACACGGTCGAGGTGCGCTGCGATATGGACTTGACAAAGTACAACGAAATGAAAAAGAACTTCGTTGTCGAGTTCCCAGACGCCAAAGCAATTGCGGTCAATGCTGGCGTTGTAACAGGAAAGTTGCAACAGATGGCCTCGGGCTTCGTTTACGAGACAAACAGTAGCCCCTCCATAACGCCCGGTAAGTTCATTGTGACACAAACGTCGGTCTGGTTCAGTGAGCATAAGTTTGATCGTCTTGACGAATTGATTCAGGAGAATCAGCGTGCCAACACTCTCATTGCGTACACATATAAAGAAGAGCTTGCTGAACTTTTACGGCGCTATCCGAAAGCGCAGACGCTTGATAGCACGCGTGCGGTCGAGCGCTGGAATGCAGGGGAAATCGAGCTCCTACTGGTGCATCCGAAATCCGCAGGGCATGGGCTTAATTTGCAATTCGGAGGCTGTAAGATCATTTTCTTGTCCTTGCCTTGGTCGTTGGAACTGTACGAGCAGACCATTGGTCGTTTGCATCGATCCGGACAGCGCCACGACGTGTGGTGCTACGTCATGCTCACGAACAAAACCATAGACGAAAAAATTTGGGCCGCTTTGCACGACAAACGGGCGCTATCGGATATTGCAATGGAGGCTTTAAAGTGAAACGCGTAGATTTATACCGCCTTAAATTAAAAATGGCGCAGGCAGAACTGAAGATTGTTGCCCGCAAAGCCAACACGTTTAACAAACGTCAGGCAACGCTGGCGGGTTTAATTAACGAACTGGAGAAGAAAATTGCTGTTGGACTCTTGGCGAAAACTTAATGAAGGTCTGTACGCCTTGAGCGAAGACGAGGTTTTGGCGTTGCTCAATGAGGAACGTCAGAAAGAGCGGCGCGTTACCGTACTGGAACGGCTGCACCAAAGGTACTCTGCACTGCGTACAGTCAGAGAGCGGATGGAAATATTAAATGAGGCTAAACGACCATGACTACTAAAAAATTTGCTCGCACCCTTGAAGAGGCATTCGGCCCTGGCCACCGGGGAGGAATTTACGAATCCTGCCCCGACTTGGACCTCATAGACAAGATTCTCGTCGCGGTGTGCGGCGTGATCCTTTTTGCCCTATTGGTTGCTATTGTTGCCGGGGTGATCTGATGCCGTACTTTGAAACTTGGTCGCACGAGAACCTTGTCAAGTTCGCCAAGGAGGCTTACGAGAAGCTCCAGCGCCAAGATGAGGAATTGCAACGCCTACGGCTGGAGAAAAATTATGTGGGATGACTTCCTCTACAACCTGATTTACTGGAGCCGTTTTATTGTGGCGATCGTTTTGGTGTTGCTACTGGTGGAGGCTTTTGGTGGGCAGTAACGTCAGAATCAACCGCGTCCGAGAAATCCTACGCGCTACGCCAGACGGCATGACAGTTGCCCAGCTAGCAGAAGCCGCTGGCACCGATACATCTCACGTTCACCGGATGATCCACAGATTTCCCGACGCCTACATCGACCGCTGGCTAAAGGCAGGCCAGCGCTGCACCGCTATCTGGTGCGTCGTTGTCCCGCCCGAGAACTGCCCTAGACCTGAAACAAAGAAATGACCTGCACCTGTCACCCCAAATCGCCGTTCCTGTGGCGCAAGACGCCACGCCCGTCTGTTTTCTCAAAGGATAACACCGCGCTGCTGTCCAGGCAGGCAACCTCCTATGTAGAATCTGAACGCGCAAAAAATCGTGATGTTGGCCACATTTCTGGCATCACCGAGAAACAGCGCTTTCTCCAGCCCCGCCGGTTCGTTATCTTTTCACGAGCATGATCGATTACTCATATCCCTGCATGATGGCTGAAAACGCCCTCAAAGACCTTCACAACGCCGCCATTGAAGGGCGCATGGACGACGCCCTAGAGCACGCCTTGGTGGCGATGGCCGAGGCGCGCCTGACCTACCAGGCGTTACGCCATATGCATATGCAAGGCGGCATCTCGCACTTCAGCGACGCGCCTGCCCCAGCCCTTACCGAAGGTGTCCCAAGTCGGTAGGGATTGCATGAACGCCAGCCGCGTTTCCTGATACTTCTCGACGATCTCTTTGGCGTCCATTGCAGCCACCTTGGCGAGCGTGCCAGCGCCAATCGCCCCGTCGGGCACAGCGCCCACGGTCTGTTGCAGCCACTTGGCCGCACGGCCTGGGCCGCTGTTGATCGCGGCGTCGAACACGGCGTAGTCCACGCCAGTGGGCAGCTCGTCGCCTTTGATCTTGTCCCAATACTTGGCCTTGTACATGGGCCAAACATGATTTGGTGTGAGGCTTCGCATCACCTTTTCGTCTACCTCGTAGCCTAGCCACTCTTCCCAGACGCGCTTTGTAACGCCCAAGTTGGTCATGCCGCCAGGGTCTTTGGGGTGATTAACAAAGCCGCCCTCGTGGTGGAGGATGGCTTTGAGGGCTTCGTCGAAGTTTTCTTTCATTTGATTGCCGGTGCTTTAGACAACATTTCCGTCTTGGCCTGGGAGCCAGCAGACGAGCCAAAATAGTAGGCGATGATGCCCGTCCAGGCGGTGGAAAGCGAACCCAACATCATCAGGATGGTGGGGTTGTTGCCGTCAACCTTGCCGAACATCATCATGGCGAGAATGCCAAAGAAGCCAACCGTAATGATTGCAGCAAGCGCTGGCGGCACGATAGAGCGGGTGGTGGCCTGCATCTCGCGAGCAGACTTGCGATCTTCAACTTCCAGCTTGGCAAAGTTAAGACCAAGATCCTGCGCTTGTTTTTGAAGCTCAATTTCCGCAACCTTGACTTGCGCGATCTGCTCTGCCGTCAGCTTGTTGTTGGAGATCATGTCCTGCACTTGATCAGGATCAACACCGACAGCCTTGCTGATTGCTGAAACCGCCATGCCAGCCAGCGGCCCACCTAGCGCCGTGGCGATCGTGGGGGCAATTTGTTTGAGCCAATCCATTACTGTTTACTCCTTGAAAGCATGGTTGCTGCGATCTGCAAAAGAACTCGGTAAGAATCTACATCTGGCGGCTCTTCTTTCCAGCCCACCGTGATTTGCCCAACCAACTTACCCGGCTCTGGCGGGACTCCTACCCGGCACCCGTAGACCATTCCCTTTTCGATATACCACAATCCAATCTCAGACTGCGCGGTTTTATAGTGACCGCAAGGTATCTCGCCAGCCATCAGTGCCACGACATCACGGTTGTTAGATGCGTTAGAAGTAAACAATCCGACATCCAGCCCTTCGTGCGTCTTTTCGCGGCCCTGCTTGGTGTAGGCCCGGTGCAGCACGCGGGTGCCGAACATGGGATTCACTTTGAATATCGCCACGACCGCAGCGTCTGTGTTTTTGAACAGGTGCGCTGCTACGTCCTCGACTCTGTCTTCAGCAATCGCTGGCAGCTTCTGCTGCTCCTTGTAAGCCCCTAACAAAAACGCCTGGTTCTGCCAGACAAAGTACCCAACAAAAGCGAAGACCGCCATGAGCAAGATGGCAAACAGCTTGAACGGAGAATCCACATACCCTAAGACCTTCTCAATCAGGCTATTGTGGTTGATCTTCTCCTCGCTCAAAGAAGCCCTCGGCGGCGCATTTCAGCTTCGATAGAGCCCGCGTCTTCAGACGATGCAGGCATCATTTCGGGCGTTTCTGGCGCGCCTACATCTAACGCGGGGCCTCCGCGAACTGCCATAACTCCGACGTTTTTGCCCAAGGTTTTGACGGATTCGTAGGCTTTTTCTCCGAACGACTTTTTCTTAGCCAAATCCAACAGCATTTTGCGGTTGTCACCTTCAAACAGCATTTTGGACAACGCTGCCGGGTTTGTAAGCGTTGATTGAACTAACGAAGCCAATTCTTTAGCGATAAATCCTGCGCTTGCAGTACCGCCTGCACCTCGGGTTACGGTGTATGCCGACCCAACGCCGCCACCACTTTCTGCCGCCTCTTTACTCAAGGTCCGCTGCATAAATTGCACCGCCAGTTGAGCATCTTGAAGGTCTTTAGGGTTGGGGAATAGTCGGGCTAAATCTCCATTGGCTTGAAGCGCTTTGAGCGTTTGCTTTACGTTAAATGCGGGGTCAGTTGCGGCGGCGCCAGCGGCGCCTTTCTCACCCTTAACCAAGATTTCGTCTAGCCGAGAACGTCGAATCGTATCAAACAGCGCTTGAACTTCTGTTGACGGGCTGTTTTGCATAACCTCGGCCAACAATTTTTGCTGCGTTGCAGGCAATGCCTTAAGTTGGGTAATGACTTGTTCAGGTACTAATTCAGATACAGGTTTACCAAAAGTTCTTGTCAACGGGCGGTCTGAAAATTCTTCGATGCGTTTGATGTTATCTCGAAAGTTATTGCGAGCTTGAACCAGTTGTTCTGCCCCCGGAACACCGCTGTCAATAGCGTTATCCAAAGATTGTTTGAAGCCTCGCAGCACATCAAGTGCAATGCCTTTTGCTTTTCCTGGCGCAACGCCTTGAAAAATATCTGACCCACCAATTTTTGCTTGGCCAGAATACGCGGCGTCGCCCCAAATTGCCAAATTATCTTGCAAGCGTTTGATATCTATTTTTTGCACTGAGGCAGGCGTGGCTGGCGTAACTGTTACCGACGCAGGTTGACCCGTAGGACCAAGGATTGCCGACGGCGTCGTAGTTGCAGGCGTAGCTGGGATTTCATACTCGTTAATAATACGATCCAACGATTGCTTGAGCGTAGCAAATCCAGGATATTCAGGGTCAATACTTGAGAGTTGTCGTTTGGCTGCGTCTATGACGGGTGATGTATCGATCAAACCGCCCATTCCTTTGGCGGCTTTGAAATCACGGTTAGCGTCGGAACGCAATTTTCCGGATAATGCTTTACCGAAATTATTGAACGCATCGCTAACCGTTTGAGCTGTAGCTTGCGCCCGTTCAGCCCCCACCGCAGGACCCGCAGACCGCTCAAATAAATCGGACACAAACTTTTCTACGTCCAGCGCTTGCCCTTGGCGGAATGCGACTGGCGCGGTGCCGCTAATGGGCGCCGCTTCGACGCGGGCTTCCGTAGCTAATTGAGTACGGCCCTGGCCCAGTTCACCCGGGGTCATACGTCCAACACGCAATAAATCTTGGGTTTCTGTGGTGCTGGGGAACATCCCCGTAGGCGCATTAACTGCGCGCTGTGTAGATTGATACGCGCCTTTGGCCGCATAAGGCGCGCTTTGAATAGCCAACTGCACCAATGGACTTTCAGGAGCGACAGTTTGTGCCAACAACCCTGTAGAACCTGCGACGCCAAACTCACCGGCTACACCTTTGGGCGTGCGGCTAAACAATCCTGGAAAACCCCCTGCAGTCAATGCAGCCGCAGGCGCGGCGGCAGCGCTGAATTCATACGCACCAGAATAGCCGGGCACTTTGTTGATATCAACGCCCGTCAGGTCTTTGATGCCCTGCATGATACCTGCGGACGAAAACGCACTAGGGTCTTTGCTCTTTTTGAGGTAATCGTACAGATTGCCCCATCCACCGATTAGACCGACCGCGCCGCGTGCAGATCCTTTGAGTACCGACTCGCCAAAATCTTGAAATTCTTGCAGCGTTGTCTTAGGTTCGGCCAACACGGTTTCTTCGGAGACAAGAAGCCCCCGACGACGCATTTCATCTTCAAGTTCTTTGACGCTAGTGGCCATTATTTTTTCTCCTTGGGTTTTTTAACCGCTTCGTAGCGGCGCTTGAGTTCGTCATCAGTCAAACCTTGCAAACCCCCCGCGCTAAATAACGGCATAGTCGGAACAAACCTC